CTTGATGAACGTCCTCTGCAAAGTAGAGCTTCTTCTTGGTGGGACTCCACACGTGTATACTATCATCAACCAATTGCATGAAGTCCTTATCGGAAGACATCACAAACACTTGGCTGTCCTTGCCTCCATAGTATGACTTAGCGATGTAGGCAATCACATCATCTGCCTCACATCCGCTTACGATTGCCGTGGTGATCGGCATTACAGCTAGGTACTCCAGCAAGCGCATCAATTGCTTAAGCTGGTTATCCTCCTTGTCTACACTATCGGACCTATTGAGGCGCACCTTCAACTTACGGTGTGCCTTGTACTCTGAGTATATGGCTCGCCTTTTAGCAGAGCCGTCCTTACCATCAAATACAACAATCACCCTAGTAGGATTAACCATCTTTATGGCATGCCCCACACTGAGTAAGAAGCCAGAGATACCACCCACATGCTCTCCATGAGTGTTGGTGACCGGACTTGCTGCAAAACTTCGGATAAAACAATTCAAACCGTCAACAACCAGCACCCGGGAATCCAGATGCTGGTTGTCTTGTTGTGGTTCTTGTTTGAGCTTTTCAAATAGCTCTAGATAATTCTTGATCATCTTACACTTTACGCCAAAAATGGCGCGCATCCTACGGTGTACTACAGATAACTCAGTAGGCTTCGTCGTCCACTGTGATCTCGCTGGGATCAACTAGATCCTGGCTACGATACTTCATAATGAAGATCTCACACAGCTTGTCGTAGCAATACTTCTCAATCTCTGGCCGCTCTAGGACAGACTTCCAATCCTTAGCCATGAAATTGATCATCTCTCCAGTATCCTCCACAACTAGAGTATAATGAGCTCCTGCTTGTTTAATCACCCCATAGTCTTTGAGTGAAGTCAACCAACTAGTAGCATCATCAATTCCTGAGTTGAAGTAGATATCGAAGGCGGCTTTACGGAAGGGTGGTCCTACACGGTTCTTGATCACGTTGGCTTCGGTCTGTACACCTACAACTTGTTCAGTGTTTCCCTTACCACTCTTGATCTTACCTAGTCCCTTCAACCGCACACGTACGCTTGCATGGAAGCCTAGAGCCTTGCCACCTGAAGTGGTGTTGTGATTTAGCCGACCATTTGCTAAATAGGTGTGGCTACCTCCTACCTCCACATCCACAACTGCCATAGGATCATCAACTTTAACAAAGGCTGGGTGATTCTCAGCCTTAACCTCAACACCCTGTTCAACAAAGGTGTGGCCTTCGGCTACTTTGATTTGACCATCTGTATAGTAGTGATATACCTTCGGCTTCACTAGGAAAGCCAAGATATCCTCATAGTATTGACCTCCATCCTCATCCTCTGTGAGTATCTGAACTCCATCTCCTTCCAGATCAGTTACACTAGGATCCCCCATCGAGGGGTTGTTGGCAAATCTCTTCGCAAACTCTGCTAGAGTTAGTTCTTCATACTGGTAATCGTCGTCTTTACGCTTTATCGTGTTCTTGTATCTAATTCTCACCCTTGTTGAGATAGGGTCTACACAATACTTGTCCCCAAACATCACACCCATCTTCTCACGAAGCTGAGATGCGAATAGTAATAGTATTCGCTGCTTGCCTATAGTGTTAGTGATCTTACGCATAGCCTTGGACATCAGAATGGCTTTGGTAGTAGCCCAACCATCTTTGTCATAGTCAGCTGCTTGCTCTACTTGAGTAGTGGCCGCTGATATTGAGTCAACTACAATAGTAACCAGTCGGTCCTTGGAGCTCTTCCTGACGGTCTCGATAATGTTCTCGATACCTTCGAAGATATCCTCCACAGTTTCCAGTGGTAGGTACAGCATGTTCTTCAAATCGACACCAATTGCGGTGAGAAACTCATCACTCAACGCATTCTCAGTGTCGATGTAGACAGCTAGCCCACCCTTCTTTTGGGTATTGGCAAGGGTGTGAGCCATAATCAGACTCTTACCCGATGCCTCCATTCCCTGCAACTCCACAATTCGACCCACCGGAAAACCTCCGTTGGGCCTATTGGAAATTGCTAGATCTAGTTTACTAGACCCAGTGGACACCCAATCGGTTAAATCGGTTGCGGTGTCCTCTGAGCCATCTAGAAATTGGGCGGCTTTGAAGTCCTTGAATTGCTTGTTTAGACTGTCTGCTAGAGCAGTAGCAAGCTCATCTCTCCCCGATATTTCATCGGGGGTGGTCTTTGCCTTTTTGCCCATTGTTACCCTTGTTTGTTAAACAGGGCGTCAAAAGCGCTTGCGGTATCCTTGCCTGTAGAGGCAGATGGGGAGCCGGTGATTGGCTTACCTGCGGCTTTAGTGCCGTCGGTTGTCGGTTGATTTTCAGGATCCAACCACTTTGCCAAAGCATCTTGCATATCCTGATAAGACAGCTCAGTGAACAGAGTTGAAATGTCCTTCTGACCCTCAGTGATCATCTTAGCAATAGCCTCGTCAGTAGTAGCAGGTGAAGTGTTTGGCTTAACCCTTACAGTGAAGGTTGGATATGCACCTTCCTTCTCTGGAGCGATGTGTTCGATAGTAACATCACGACCGTTCATTGGATCGGTGATATCGCCGTAATCAGGATCGGTAATTACGCTCAGCAGTTCAGCATAGATCTGCTTACCGAACGCCCAAAACTTAACACCTTCGCTCTCTTCACCGCGGACGATCACAGGAGCGTATACTCGGAACTTGGGTTCAATCTTCTTACCCATCTTCCACTCATCCTTATCGCCAGTCTTCTTCAGCTTCTCAGCAAACTCCATAATGGGGTCAGGTCGGCCGAACGAGATAGGAGAGATCATGGTACGTTTACCAATCTCATAGTGGAAGTACAATTCAATAAACGGATTGTCTTTGTTGAAGGCATAAGGAACAATCCTCACCTGGGACTTACCTACAGGAGGTTTCCAGATATGATCACTTGACTTGGAACCGCCTCCTCCTTGACTGGATTGTTGCATTTGCTGCAACTTCTGTCTTACTGCATCTAAATTGATAGCCATTGTACTTGTTGTTGTTTGTTGTTACTTGTTTTTGAATATACGAAATTTCTACTGTGCTTTGCAACACTACTGAGTCACTTTTTCGATGAGGATGGACCTATACCCGCAATCACCATCAGCTAGTAGCAGACTATCGGAGTAGTCGTGCCAGTCGATTCGGTATGATTTATCGAGATTGCCATTATTTAGGTGTCGAATTAGACCATTGAGTGCATTGATGCTGTAGAAAGTGTTCGTGTCTTTTTTTCTGTTGATTGAAATTGTGTCTTTAAGTCGTTTGGTTGTTGGGTCTGCCCCATAGGTGCATATAACGCTACTTGGTTGGTAAACATAGGAATAACATTCCACATTTACAACACCATTGTATGCCGATCCGATCATGTTGATGCATGATGAGATTCTATCCACGTGAGTGAATGTGCATAACAGCTGTAGTCTCATATTACTTCAGATCCTCCGGGTATTTGCTGGCGAAATGCTCAATTACCTTTTTGATGGCTACTATTGCATCATCCCTCAACTGAATTGCTTGAGTTAACGATTCACATCCTACCAGCTTAACTTTATCAGCTTTGAGTTTCGTCCTGAGTAGTTGTTGTGCTGCCATTATTAGACTAGCTTTTTTCGGAGTATATGGTAAAACAAACTCAAGTCGAAAAGCACCCCGCCCCAATCCGCGATCCCACTCATCAACTACCACTCTTAGAGTGTTCTTCATCATCAGGTGCCGATCCTTGGAATAGGATTTGGGCCGGAGGCCGGACTTGACTTTGTATGGACCGGTTATCCTAGGTTCACTTCGGTGTGAGGCATATGTAGACTCAGTTGGGTTTATTGTAAGATACAGTACCCAGATATCTTTTGGTTGTTTCATATTATAGCAAATTTGGTTGTTTCATATTATAGCAAATGTCGATTATAGGTCTGTAGGAGCCGATTGGGTGGCTTTAAGTTTCTTTTGTGCTGCAGCAAGAGCTACCTTACGGGACTCAATATCTGCCTGATTGGCCTTGATCTGAGCACTCTTCTCATCCTGACTTAGCTCCTCAAGAGCCTTCATCTTCTTACGCTCTGAAAGATGTCGCTTGATCTCAAGGCGGATCAACTTACGCACCTTACTCCACTTATTCTTAGCGTCCATCGTCCTTGCGTGTTTTGTATAAATAGGGGGCGGTCCTAATAAACAGCTAACGCTCCACTTATTCTTAGCGTCCATCGTCCTTGCGTGTTTTGTATAAATAGGGGGCGGTCCTAATAAACAGCTAACGATCCGTAGTCTGAACCTACCTTTGTCTTGATTGGGAACTTGATTATATCCACACAGTCTGGCAACACATCATTAAGTAGGTACTCCACCTCTTGTTTAGGAGTATCAAATAGGATACTGTCGTAGGTGTATAAAATGGGTTTGGTTTGCATACCTACCAACCTGTAATGGATCTCCTTCAGAATCATCGCATTAGACTCAGTCTCATGCATTTGAATGAAGTAGTTGAACAGCAAACTTCGAGTCATATCGGGGTGGTGCTCCTTACGAATCTTTCTCTGAGAGAGCAGGCTCTCTACAAAACCGTGCTTGTCAAATGAGTCCCATAAAGCCTTGGCAAGCTCATCAGCTGCATAGAAAAATGGTATGCTGAGGTATTGATTCTGGACTCCTCCATAGATTTGTCTGAAGGTGGCCTCTTTCATTGCGGTTATCTGCTCCTCAGAGGGACTACCCTTATAGTACTGGGCAGCAAGGTGTTGATATGCACCCTCAGACTTGAAGTCATACCCTACCAAAGAAGCAATCAATCTAGGGTGGTAAGCGTTGAAGTCAACTTCAACCAGACTACCTTGATCACCAAATCTACTAATGAACGCTTGACGAGTTCCATCCTCCTTGCTTAGAGCAGCAAAGTTAACACCTCCGAACCTATTGCTAGGACGTCCTGTAATGGTGTAGGGATTGTATTGAGTTAGTGCGTAGTCACCGACCAAGGCTGGAGTAGATCCGAATCGAGTAGTAAATAGTTGAGGGTCTACCTTCAATCCGGCTTGTTCAATTGTGTGCAGAGCTGGCAGTAGTGTTGTCTGATAGAAGCTTAGTCCTGGTTGTATCTCCTTGACGAACACACTCTTAAGCAACTCCTGTGCTATCTCAACGTGCTTGCTTAGGCTAATCAAGCTACCAATCACATTGCAGTTAGGAAAAGCCCGAGCATAGTGGTTGATGATGGAGGGAGTCTCAAAGTTGCAAGCCTGATTACTATACAGGTAGTACTGGGCCTGACAGTCTATGAAGTAGGTTGTATCTATCCCCTTGTACTGTAGAGCTTGAGTATCATAACTGTACACAATACTACTAGCGAGGAACTCAAGAGAGCCTGTGTAACTGTATACTCCCTCGGGGTGACTAACACTCAGTACATAAACCTCGCGTGTGTTAACGTCCAGGATCACATAACCTATGATGTCCACCTCCCGTGCATGGCAGTTGGCGTCTCTAAAGATGGGGTACAGAAAAACCGTCCTGCCCTTAAACTGATCGAGCTGCGGTTGTTGATCCAAGATCATGCCTAACTATAGGCAAATTCCATCTATTGATCAACTTGGTTGTTGTAGTGGTCTTGTATAGCCTTCTTAACCTCCTCCTTGGAGGGTAGATCTAGTTCAACCTTAACCCGCCCTGTGTCGAGGTTCGCGTTGGGTAGATCCGTAATCCTAGCGAACTCGATTAAATTACGCACTGCATAAGCCACGCTCGGTACTACACGGGATGCTTTGTACAGTTGTCGACGATTGAAGTTTGTGATTGAGTCTATTGTACCAGTCAACTTCCACTCCACGGTGGTATGCAAGTATAACCCTCCATCAATACCACCCTTCTCACCAATGTTATTGTACTGTCCTAGATCAATCTCAATTGCGTAGGTTGCGTGATCCTCCCTCTTCTCCACAAAGTACCGAGTATCAAATCCCCTCTTGTATGCTATCTCAATTGGATCAAATGTGAATGGGATCGGATCTTTGAATTGTGCTGCTGGTACATCGAAGCCAAATAATTGCTCGTAACGGTAGTGATCTGCCCATCGATACAGTCTACGAAGCAATCTTGCTGTTTGGGATGGGATAGGTCCTGTAAAGGCTTCCTCCCCCCTTAGATGATACTCACCCACATACTCTACCCCATCCAAACTATACTGCTGACCCTTGGTGAAGAAGTACTGAGTATCGTTTGCACGAGGGGTTAGGTTATTTACCTTGGTTCGTTGCATGCTATTTTGGGTTCCATCTAGCTATCGTGGTAACTGAAGTTGTCCAATCTTGAGGAGTCACCTCATGCTCTACTGCAGTTATCTGATACACAAACTCTTCGGCAATGTTGGTTGGTAGCCTATCACATGATACGGTCTGTCCAAACCTAAAACCCCCTACACCATCGACAGTGAACCCCAACTCCAAAGGAAGGCTGACGTACTTGCAGGTAACCTCTTCCTCCACTTGAGGTCCTCTGTATGCCTCAATTAGGAGGTTCATGGCACTTTGTACAGTCTCATTAGTAACCATCTCACCCAATCCATCCTTGCCAAACGCCTTATCCAAAGTCAACTTCTCCTCCGCTACTATATCCGGATCCTTAACCTCCTTGCAGTCTGGGGCACCTGCTGCCTTTGTTATAGGTGGGATTGATGTGTTGCGCACATTGACTGTATCTGTCAAACCAAACGGCTTCAAAGTCACTCCAGCACATTGATCCCCCTTTGAGCACGACTTCCCTGCCTCTCCCTTCCTGTTAGAGTAGAGAGCTTGCGTCTTCATTGCGTCAGTCATCTTCATCTCCAGCTTTAAGTCGCGAACTACCGAGTTACCTGGGCGAGCTGGAATCAAATATGGAGGTGGAATGGTATCGATCTTACTATCGGTAATTGATACAGTAGGCACCAACTTCTTAGTACCATCACCACAGCCAGATTCGGTAGTACTGACAACTGAGAACTCCCATAGATTACCACAGGCGTTGTTGATACCATCTAGCACATACTGTAGGAAGGCTCTTAGGTCGTCACCGGCTGTGTTAAATGCGGTAGCGAGGAATACCGTATTGACCATGATGTGAGACAGCAACACACCCTCTTTCTGCATAGCCAATGGTAGAGCTGATCCCTTGATTCGCTTATGGATACCCTTAACTCTCTTAGTACCTCCTATTAGGCAAACCCGCGGATCTGCTGACTCTAGATCAGCGTGGGTCCTAATCAGTATGTTGTTGCTGTCTAGAGTACCTAGTGTAGGCACATCATCAGCTGAGGGGAGGCCGTATACTGCAATAGCCTTTTCTAGTGCACCAAACGAGATGAAGGTCTCCTCAGCCTCTTCAGCTACCTTGTTAACCAACACTTTCCAGGCTTGACCCCAGCCGCTTGGAGCCGTGCCGTTGGGATTGCGTATCTCCCCCTCATAGGCATAGAAACCAAAGAAGGAGCTGGGACCTTCTAGTCGAGCTTTGTATGCATCGAGGTTGTCGAAGTTAACAGCTATATCTGAGAAGAAGGTGTGTAGTACGTGCTTGTGTACAACAACCTTATCCCCCTCAGGGTTGATTTCGATTCGTGAGCATGGGCCGCAGCTATTAGTTAGCTTGGTACCTAGTACTGGCTCTGCTGCACTAACTACCTCAATAGTACCTTCCCAGTAATTGTCTGGGGTTAGTGTGTATGAAAAGTTGGACACCAATCCCTGTAGACCCTCGTAAACTGCACTTGCTTGAGCCTTGGCTAACATTTGACATGCAGCTATTGGCTCAGATACTGTTGAATCTTCGTATGGGGCTGGTGCTGGTTGTCCATCAGCTGATCGAGACCAACCAAACTGCACCCTAACCGTCATCCCAGGTATGAAGTATGATTGTTGTAGCTCACCTAACTGTTCGTCAGTGAAGGCTAGTATGGTCACCGTAAACTTACGCGTGGTACCTAACTCACCTTGCTTCTTAACCTTCACCGAAGTGATTACTGGTTTGAGCCTCGTATTAGATTCGTACAAAGTACCGGTAATAGGTCCTTGAGTGTAGCTGCTCAGTATCTTGTATGCACCTTTTGAGGACATACTCTGCAGATGTACCCAGGGGAACTTGGTGGCATTCCACCCTAGCCCCCCGTTACCGGCTCTACTAGCTAGCTCCGCTCTAGTACTAGGTGGTACTGGCTTAAGATCAAAGTAACTACTCACAACTAGCCCTGGTTAAGTTTACGCTGCTGCTCCTCTAATCCTGCTGCGTTTGTGGGTATTCTCAGTTGAGTTCCAGGCTCTATATATAGAGTACCTTTACCAATCCCATTAGCCTGTGCAATTATCCACCAATACTGCACATTGCCGTAGTATTGGTGTGCTAGTAGATCTAATCGGTCTCCAGAGTCTGTTTGTACCCATAAGTCCTCTGATGATCTTGGAATATCTGGGTATAGCACGGTCTTCATTATCACCTTGCCATCCCTATCCTTCCTAGAGCCTATACCTTGGTACCTGTTCATGGCTGTGCAATTGCGCTAAAGAAGGTGTTGTTTCCATCCAAGGTCTGACCTGATGCGTCACCCAATATACTAAAATCCATTGAGACATCAACTATCATCGGTAATTGCCTTGGGTCTGCTTGCTCTTCTGGTAATCCGTCTGGGCTTGGGTTACTGTCTCCAGTCCTATCGCGGACATCGCCCACATCCCAAGAGTATTCTGTTGGTTGTGTATCCAGCTTTATGCTATTGACGATGCAAGGGGTCTTAACAAACCACTTACCGATGGTTATTTCAGTGAATGGAGCGCGAAGGTAGGTAGGGTCGATTCTACCCACCATTGTATTGTTGACTAAGCCGTTGAGCTTTTGGTACATCAAATTCAAATCCAACTTAGTGAACGCAGCGGTCTTGAATGACAGTGATACCGATCGAGTTGATCCCTTGAACACCTTAAACACATCTTGTCGACCGATATACTGTAGGTCAGACCACATAGCTGTAAAGCTATCAGTGAAGTTGGTGATATAGGCTCTAAACTTAAGCTCACCAATGACTAGATCCACAAAGTCCTTATCATAGTTTACATCAGACACTCCCTTGGTCTGGGTGGTACCAGGATGTGTAACCAAGTTTGTAGAAGCTCGTGGGGCAAGCTGCAGCTCAGCATATGCCATTGTGCGATACCTACCTACCGATCCAACTTCACCAATTGGCTTGAATCTAGAAATAGTACCATCCACTAGGGCATCTACTTGAGGACTAGTGTCCTGTCCTCCCCTTCCAACTCCACTTAGGCTATCTAGGGTAGGGCGTCCATCACCATCATACTGGCCGCTTGGCCTATAATCTAGTGTGTACACAAACCCAGTACCATTAGGTGTCTGCCCACCAACTGCCCAACGTGCTTTCGCAGCCCTCGGACTCATCAAAGTCATCGATGAGGTCTTGCCTGAGATTTGAGTCTGTCCTACAGTAAAGAATGCAGAGTTTCCTGCAAGTGGCTTACGAGCCAGCACAGTGCCAGCATCGTTTTGAAAGTCCTGCTCATAGGCAGAGGGAATGATGTCAGCACTTCCGTGCTTTACTCTAGGTAGGGTCAATGCCAACAGCACATCGGCCTGGTACTTTAGTACATTCAGGATCGGTGCATCGCGATTAGGACTAAAATCGAATGGCTGTGGTGGATAGGGTATGCTGTCTTGGTTGGGCATCTTATCGCATTCCGCTAGAGTTTAGAGCTAACCTAACAACCTCACCCACCTTCTTACCGTCCATATTAACAACCCCTCCCTTTGAGGCTACTTGAATCAGAGTCTTAACCTCCTCTATAAGTAAATCGAGCTTGGATTCCACGCCCTTGTTATCTGAGTTTGCAGCTTTACTCTGTGGGGTAGCTTCTGATGTCTCTACTGCAGCCACTGGAGTGGGTTGTGCTATTAGACTTGGCATGGCATTGAGACCTACCAACGCTGGTAGAGCTGCTAGACCTGCCAACGCAATCGCTCCCAATCCCGCTGCAATGCTGGACAATCCACCACCTACTTCATATAGACCAGGTACCAAACTTACCATTGAGCCTAGTTGATCTACCACTGCAGTCAGATCTCCTTGCAGCATCTGACTTGCTGCTCCGAGGAACATTACAGATCCTGCCAGACTTGGTAGCACTAAGTTCAGTAGCATTATACCGGGAATAGCCACCAAAGAGCTTAGTCCTAGACCTGCTAAACTTAAGCCTAGCAAGCCGATAAGAGGGATTGCTGTGGCATTCCCCATAATCGATTGTAGAAACGATTCTAGCGTGTCAAATCCACCTTCTGCCTGCTTTAATAGAAGCATTCCTCCAGCGATAACTGCCATGGATGCTCCTACAGCAGCTAGCGCTAGGGCTCCTACTCCAATCAGAGGAGCTACTAGTCCCAAACCTGCTGCAGCAACACCTAGAAGAGGTACTGCAATACTGAAGGCAATGATTTTACTGGTATCGACTTCAGATAGTAGTGAGAATGCATAGGCTGCTGGGATTAGTGATGCACCGAGTAGACCAATTGCAAGCACTCCCTTAAACACACCGCCAGCACCTAGGGCAGTTAGACCTGAAGCTAGTCCAGTAAGGCCTACACCTGCAGGTACTCCAAGTAGGGCTACAGCAGCTAATCCAATTGCACCTGCTGTCATAGCGACAAATCCTAGTGAGGCTGGGATCATTACCAAGGCACCCAAAGCAACTCTACCCTTGCCCATCGACTCTAAGCCCTGAGCAAGGCCCTGTAGTGATTGCTGCAGCCTCTCACCTCTTATCAACTCAAGGACCTTTGCTCCCAAAGCACCTGGTATCATTGCTATCAATCCTACAGATGCAGGTATCATATTCAAAGCACCAAGTAGGACGTTACCTCCAGCCATTGACTTCAATCCTGAGGATAGGTTGTGTAGGAAGTCCTTGATTCCTTGACCAGATTTTGCTTTGGGCCCAGCTTCGGCAGCCTTACCTAGCTTGGCTGACTTGTCAGCCATTTCTGAACTGGTATCCAAGGTCCTTGCTGGTGTGGGAATTGAAGGTGCTTCTGCTGGAAGTGGTGAAGCACTAGGTACTGCCTGCGCCGCCTTACCAAAGAATCCCTCAACAGCACCCTTTGTTTTTGACATAAGATCAGTACCTTCCTTAAAACCTGACCACATATCCCCGATGGTATTGACCCCTTCCTTAAATCCCGACACTATTCCACGTGCGTTAATTACCAATGCGCCTGTGGCCGTTACACCATCCCACAAACGAGAGCTAATACCCTCAGCTTGACCTAAGACCTCGTCCCATCCAGCCCCCTCACTGAGAGCAGTCTGTTGTTCTTGAGTTAGGGTATTTAGCTTGTCTTGGTTCTTAACCATCTTGGCAAGGTCTTGTACTGAAACTCCCATAGACTCTGCGAGAGCACGACGGTGAAGAACGCTCATCTTATTGAACTCCACCTCCCCACCAACGTTGCGTAGCATTTCCTGAGTTGCTCCGACAAGATCACCATTGAATGCTAGTTCGCGAGCCTTGTCTAGGTTGATCTCACGACCTAGAAGCACACTAGCTTCCATTTGTTTGTTAATTGAATTCTCAAAATCCAACAGGCCGTCGGCCATCTTGGTGACTGCACCAAACTCAATACCTAGTTTCTTAGCAGCTACTGCTGCGATTTCTACGTTCTTACCTCCGGCCTTGGTGTAGGTTGCCATGGCCTCCGAATTCTGGGCCATCTCTGCGATCACGGCTCCTGGTGCCACGTGAGCAGCTTTGGCCAGAGCTCCCGCAAACTGCAACGACTCAGCTGCTGACTCCGCAGTTGATCCTGGAAGGTTGGCTAACTGTCCAGTGATCTGACCAGCCATCTGAGCACTTATTCCAAAAGTCTTAGATAGCTTGCCTGCAGACACAACTGTGTCACGAGTAACATTATCCATACTACCCATCTCCTTAACCAACGCTCCTTGTATTTGAGCATTCTCCTTAAGGCTAGCTCCACTCAAGCTAAAGATTGATCCTAAAGCTACTTGACTCTCACTCAGAGATTGAGCAAAGGTCATACCCTCAGCGCGGAACTCACTAAAGATCTCCTTTGTTTCGTCTAGTCCTTCCTTAAGTACCTCAAGACCTTTAACGGAAAGGAAGCTCTTTAGTATCTTGGGATCAGAAACCACAGCCAGTACCTTACTCTTGATCTTTTCCCAACCCTTGGAGTACTCTTCTAGCTCCTCAATTAACTCCAGCTGCCACGATGCTAGTGACTCATACAACTCAACCTGATGCTTGAGGTGATCGTTGTTGTGTTGCCTGGCCTTTAGCTGCTCCACTAGGGCCGCTGCCTGCTCAGATGTGGCATCGGTAATGTTGTTCTCCAACATGAATGTAGTCAGCAGCTGAGCATAATCACCCTTCAAGCCGGTTGTTACCATATTTTTCTTCAGTAGCAGGTCTCCAACCCCCTGCAACTCGGTCTCTGCCATACTCGATATATCCTTCTGTACAGAAGCATACTTCAATCCTGCCTCAAATAACTTCTCATCGATATTAAGGAGGTGTGAGTGGAGGTCGTTATGGATCTTATGTTGAGATCCATATTCCTTGTTCAACTTAATAAGCTCAGTTCGACGAGCAATCTCTGCCTCCAGCTGCTCAACTCCTTCTATACCTGCCTGATGTATCCCTTGCTGTACCTTGAGTTGATCAATCCCAATCGCTAACTGCTCCTTAGTCAGCAACCCCTTTGCCTCAAGTAAACTGTATTCAACTGCCTGAGCTGCGTGTATACCAGTTAAGCCTTCTTCGGATTGAATTTTTACTGCTAGTTGCTGAGCCAAGAGCTCTGCATAATCTTGGGCCATACTCCACTCCTGCTCCTGTAACTTAATTACAGAAGCGACTACAGCCAGCTGATTGGCAGTACTTGTCTCAGCTAGTTTACGGGCCACAGCCTCGGTCTGCATACCTTTTACAATCTGATTGGTAAGATCCCGGGTTTGTAGTAGATTCTTAATCGAACCAGCCTGCTCATCCTTAGATTGTCCTAGCAGATCACCATACCACTCTGCCTTTTGGTTAACCTGATCCCATATCACACTGAGATCACTTTGCATACTCAAGCGCTGTTGTTGCATTTGCAGCGCCTCATCGACTATGTTAGTGTCCATAAACTGCCCTGACAAATCTGAGCTCAGCTCAGGCTTTGGTCCTTTCAATGGGGAGGGAGGTGGGGCAGTAGCAAAAGCAGGAGGGGGGGTTGACTGGGTTGGGGTTGTCGGTGCTGATAGAGTACCTTGTTGTGGAGGGGGAGGTGGTACTAGGTTAACTGGACTAATTTGTAGAGCGTCATTCAGACTACTCTCAATCTCCGAGAAGTCCATGTAGTCAACCACCTTAATTGTAGATGGGGTTAGGGCTTCAATCAAGGTATCATTAACCTTGGAGAAATCCACGTAGTCCATCAACCCGATCTTATTAGGTTGAAGGGTAACCGAGGCTGTTTGAGCAGCTATAGTAGGCATCTCTACTGTAGGTGCTACCGGAGGCGGGGTCGGTGGTGGTGTTGTGGCTTGGGCTGGTGTGATGGGTTGAGGTTGTAGTGCCTCAGCCAAACCCTCACTAACACCAGCAAAATCCACATAGTCAACTAGGTTGATCTTCCTGGGTTGAAATACTGCACTGACAGCCTTACCTACCTTGGATATATCCAAAGCCTTAGACACATCTAGAGTGCCCATTCCAGTAATTAGTGCCTTGTTCAGGCCACTGAAGTTTGCTGTGCTCAGAGCCTTCCTGACACTTGATACAATTGCCTTGGATAGGGTCACACCAAGCTCAGCACCAAGGTCATTGATTTCTTGTTTGCTGGGCTTCTTGTTGTTTGGTGGAGCCATAAGTTGGCTTAGCGCTTAGTGTAGCGCTGGGTTGCTAGTGCCTTAAGGAAGCTCTTGTCCTTGCTCACAAGTTTAGTAACCCTATCCTCCAAATCCTTCTGACTGATCTTCAGACTCTTGGCAAGACTTCTGATTTTAGGGTCCTTGAAGATGTCCGACTGCCTGATAGACCTGTAGTTGTTCAGCACACTGTACAGTATGTTATCAGCAACACCACCAGCCCAGTTTACAAGGCCTTCTTTGATCTTGTCTTCCATAATCAAGTCGTGGTATTCCTCCTGTATGATCTTATGTAGGTCTTCGCGTAGGGACATAGCACCTCTTTAACCTATAAATAGCACGGAATCCGAAAGATGGGTGTACTACCTACGACCTTTCTTAGCTGCTTTAGCTGCCTCTTCCGCTGCCTCATTCTCCTTGTTTCTCACATCAGCTAGTTTGAGGTAGAAATACCTACGTAAGTGCACAGGAAGGTTATACAACTCAGTGTAGGTCCAACCCATCTTACCATAATACATCAGATCAAAGATCTGATCCTGGATCACCCGCTTATGCTCCGGCCCCAGGCCAAAAAAAGGAAATGCCGATAGGCAAGTTCATTAGTTGTTCGTGGCCACAGCTACTGCAGTTGAACAGGAATTGAGTATTGAGATCTGGAGTGATCTTCTTCAAATGGGTACGTAGAGCTAGAGAGTCCCTTGATAGCATGTTATCCACGCAACGAGCAATATCCGAGGCACTTTCCTTACCATCCACAGCAACAATAATGTGCCTTAGTCGAGTAGTTAGCTCAGGATCTATACCTGTAATCCTACCGAGCTTTCTTGATCCCTTGAGATCCTCCTCAATCCTCTTCTCATCCCCATGGGTAAGAAACTTAAGGGTCAACTCTTGCTTTCCAGCTGGGAGAGTGAACTTATGTGTAGTCTGGCCCTTTGTGAAATCAGCCCAATCAACCACCTTATCGTCAAATGACTGTAGGTCAACTACCTGCTTAGACTTAGCACCACAACTAGGACATGCCACTTCCACTTCGTAATCCTTACCGTAAGCAAGAACTCGGGCTGTAATGAAGATGGCTCCCTTGTCAATGGTCAAGATTGAGTCATAATCTACTGGGGTAATGATTAGAGACTGCAGTAGCTTATCGATTACCACCCCCTGTTTGATTAGGGTTTGTGATGACAAGATGTCCTCATCTCGGGCCGTCATGTATCGCATCTCGATCTTACCACTAGCCAGCGGATGTCCTTCCGGATAAAACAACCCCTTTGAGGGTAGCTCGATGATCTCAGTTGGAATTGAGGGAGAGGTGGATGGTAGAGAGTGGAGTGGGCTCTGTTGTTCCCTGAGGAAACGCTCCTTCAACTCCTTATCTGAAACTGGGTATTCGTCGTTTACAACCTTTGACATGCAAGTCGCTTTTTAGTAACTCTTTCCTATAAGTAGGGCTCTAGTTAGTTTTCGTTATGCACTAGACATAGGAAAAGGCCTTGCGGCCCTTCCCTTGTGTATTTAGTGTGGTTCTCTTAGTACTCCAGGATGCAGTAGTCCATTGCAACTGTTAGGTTAATCTCAACCTGAGTCTCTACTGACCAATCCATGTCTCCGAAAGCTGCAGTCTTAACATAAGCACCTACAATCTTCCAGTTTTCAACTTTGTCACCCACTGGTCCTAGAACCGCCAGGTCAAAGTTCTTCTTGTAGAAGTCAGCATAGCCATCACGGCCAGTTACAGACTCGTGGGATGTTCTTACCCACTCCATCACCGCCTGTGCACCTGAAGGTACAATGGCATCATAAAGAGTGAGGTTGATGTCATTCCACTTGCACTTGCCCTTTAGCTTGCGCAACACGTTGATGTGATCAAGCACTACCTCTCCACAATCGATAGTTGGTCGTTGAACCTTCTTACATAGGAAGGAAGGTACACCATCAAGGTAGAGATAAAACCTATTCTGAACCTTAGGTTCAAATGGAGTGAAGAAGATCTCACTATTGTCGATCAGGTTTGGCATGTTGTTGTGTTCTCTTTAGTTATAGGTATTATGCACTTGCAAAAGATGCTCCGGTTGGCATGACATTGAAGTCCAACTTAATGAATTCAGCCGACTTTGCTGGCTGTAGGAACAAGTCTCCCTTTAGTTCCAGAGCATCGATTGTGCTATTGGTGTTGTTTGACTCATCCATAACAACTTTGTATGCATACAGACCTTGGCGAGCCTTAACAGTCTCCAGGTATGGTGTTACAATGTTTACGAAGCGAGCACGAGTCTGAGTAGTGTTGTTCTCGAATACCAAGTAGCGAGCAGAGCTTGCGATGTACTTCTTAAGAGCAATCAACAATCGAACTACGTTTACACGATCCAAGGCTGAAGGTAGGGCTTGTAGAGTCTTCTGACCCCAGATTACCACTCCCTGTCCTGGGAAGTCTGCCACCGCGTTGATGCGAGCTTGGTACAATTCTCCACGTTGAGCTTCTGTTAGCTTGTACTCTGCAGCAGCTGCTCCAAGAATACCACCGCGATTCAAACCAGCTGGAGCCAACCACTCGTATCCTAGTGTATCACTTTGAGCAATTACCTGCGGTACGTTGGTTGTAGCAGGTACCCAGACGAACTTATTGCGGTCAACGTCCTTGATCTTAATCCAAGGCCAGTACGCTGCAGCAACATTAGTGTCAAATCCAGCGTTTGAGATTGCAGAGATTGCATCCGCAACACCATTCTCAGTTGATAGTGGGGTTGGATCGATAGCCACAAATACGTCACCACGATCTTCTGCTACCTCGATTGCCTTTTCCAGGATAGGAAGGTGAAGCTCAGCGCTCAAGCCTGGTAGGGCTATCAAGTTGATATCATACTCCTCCTTATTGCTCAGCACATTCAGAGCCTTGATAAAGGCCACTGAACCAGAAGTAGCAACTGACGAGCAGTCCATTCCAAATACATTCGCTGCAGTGATGTCCTCACCAACGTTCTTTGGTACTGCTAGATCCACCCCGTCACATCCATCTTGTAGAGGGACAGTGAACCTTAGTGTGTTTGGAACGTCTGCTCCGGTGAACACTGAGGCTGAGATGATTCGCGATGCAGCAAACGTAGAGTTTGAAGATACTGATGTGTTGTTTGGGTGAATGTAGCAACTCGACAGGTTGAAGCCACCTGAAGGGTGAGCTAGGCAACCAGAAGGAATGGCCTTCAAGAAGTTGTTGTTGTCATCACCGGTGAAACTCCATCCGTAGAAAGCCTTCTTGGTATACGAGCTATTGATCTCAGTGTTGTTATTAGCTGCATTGATGTAGTTAACCACACCCGATCCACTGTTGGTCACCATCACAGGAGGAACAACTACCAACGATCCTGGTAGAGGATTCATTACTGGCTGGAATCCGAATGGGTACACTGCAGGAGTCATGGCTGCATCAGCTACGTCTGGGTGTACTGTTACACGAACGTACTTAGATGCATTATCGAAGTCACCTGTTTGAGTTACCAGACCATCAGAAGTCACACTAGTGTGCTTATCACCAATCCTACGAGCGATATAGTTAGGTGATGCGGGATCGAGGTTCAAGTTAGCGTAGGTCTCTAGTACAACCGGACGCTGATCTGTATCACCATGCTCCCTTACTAGTAGATTGAAGGTACCGTAGTCGGTACCGGTAACCTGGCCTGGAAGTTGGATGTTGATAATGCTAATCTTGACAGAGGCATTAGATGCATCACCATCAGATAGGGCATGAACCTTGAATAGGTTTGTACCAGCGGTTCCCTCCAGGAACTGTGAAGTAATCCACGGTGTAGTGGCTGGTCGAGGTGTACCAAATGAACCAGAGAAGCTTAGGGCGGTTGTTGAGTTGACAGTGAACGAGCTGATGCTTGATGATGCCCTTGTGATGTAATCACCAGCCCAGATATAGCTGTATAGGCTCTTGCTGCTCTTAGGTGTGGTACCGAAGAGATTGATCAGCGAGTTCGGATTAGCTGGGAGAAGTGACCCTGTGAAGCTTGAGCTCGTACCTGCAATTACCACAGATGCGCTGAACGAAGCTGAGACACTTGTGATTGCTTGGAAAGCTACTGAGGTTAGGCTACCACTTGAGCGGCCGACAGTAGTTGTTAGTCCTAGGGTTGCTAGGACGTAGCTTCCAGAGCTGATGATGATTGGGGAGGCAATGTAACCACCTTCCTGTACAACTCGCACCACCGTCACCGCCGCGGCGGATTGTAGATAGGCACGAACTGCGTGGGGAATGTAGGTGTCATCCGAGGTACCTCCATACAAGGCCTTGAAGTCCTCCCACCTAGTAATGGTAGTTGGGACAAAGGCTGGGCCTTTAGTTGTTGGACCTATAAGAGCAGCCCCGATGTTGGCGATGCCTGTAGGAAGGAAGGTAAGGTCCTTCACATTCGTGAAGACCCCAGGAGAAATAATTGCTTCAGCCATGTTCCGTGTGTGTTATGTTCGGTTTCCGATAACTATAACACTATGGTCCGAAACCGCCTTTTTATGGTTGTGTTTTTGAAGTAAATTCTCCGGACTCCAAATCCAATATACCAGGACCATATCGGGTATCTAGGACCTTAGCTAAATCCTTCTCTTCGGTGTTGGTTGACACTATCTGCTCTTCAAGCAAAGCCTCCTGTTCCTCTAATGATTTGAGGTAATTGGTGGTATTGCGTTTGGATAACTTCAATTGCACCAGCTGAATTCCTAGAACATTGTACTTATCCTGAATGCCCTTGATTGCTGTGATCTCTTCCGGGGTGAAGGTAACTTTAGTCATGCTATAACGGTTTCACATAACTATCACCCATCTCTCTTTTTATACCAACCGGAAGCTGTTACTATGGTGATAGCACTTCCACCAATCTCTGATGCAAATCGAGCAAACAGAGAACCTGGGGTTGTTGCTTCTATTGTACCTTTTAGGATTGCTCGGTTACCGGTGGTGGCGCGGGAACTTGCAAATGCAATACCTTGGGTTAAGGCCACTGATTGCATGGTAGATCTATTGGCAAGTAGGGTATCTCCGTATGCAACAATATCAACGTGGTCAGCTTGTACACTACCACTAACACCAAGTAATATGCCTGTAGTTGTGGCACCTGCACTATACTGTATACTATATGAAAAATCCCACCATCCAGCTGATGAGCAGCTCATCTCAGAGCCTGACAGCTCTACGGCCGTCACTGTACTATTAACCTGGCTTCCTAGGAAGCCAGCAACCTTCTGCGTCTGATTAAACGCTACGTAGGAAGCTGTTAACGCAAAAGAAGAGCTGGTAGCTTGACTACTCGATACAGCGTAACTTGCAGATAGTGCATATGAAGCTGATGTGACCGTGCCCGCAAAAAACGAAGCTGTTAGTGTGTATGAGGACGATAAGGCGTATGATGCTGACTGCACGCTGCCCAATAATACGGAAGCGGTAGCTGCATAGGAGGCCGACACCGCTTGTATAGCCCACGAGGACGTACCTTGTAAACTACCAGTGAAGCCTCCCGTCGATAGAACTGATCCAGATATTATCAATCCGCTATCTTGAAATAGTGCTACATTACTACGGGCACCGTCGCTAGTACCATTACCTACAATTACTAAGGAGCTGCTGTCTGCAACGTTGAATTTTCCTAGGGTAGTCTGCCCCACACCCAACGCTATAGTCGAATCACCCTGAGCATGTGAATAGGAGCCAGAAGCAACGGAGTAATAGCCTTCGGCGTGCGATGCAACACCAGACGCAGTCGCATGAAATCCCTCAGCGTGTGAGTATTGTCCTACTGCAAGTGCCTCATGACCCTCAGCGTGGGCGTGGGTGGCGGCTATTAGAGTGCGAGTCTTGTATCCTTCGGTGTGACTGTGTGCTGCAGAAGCAGTTGTAAACTGTCCCTGAGTATGGGCAACAAACCCATCCGCTAAGCAGGATTCTCCATTATTGAAACTCTCCTGGCCTAAGTCATACAGAAAATACACACTGGCACCGAATAGTCCTCCATTATTAACCTGTATGCCGTTGATTGGGGATGCTGGAGTAGATCCTGGAGCGTAGCTGGCAGATAGGGCGTAACTGCTTGAGATGGAGGACTGAGCAACACTCGCTGAGACTGCATAGCTAGCTGAGACAGTGCTGCCTGCATTTAAGGCATAGCTTGCCGATAAGGCATACGATGCAGATAGAGCGTAAGACGCAGATAAAACGCTACCCAACAAAAACGAAGCAGTTACAGCGTTTTGAGCCCAAGATGCAGTTCCATACAAGCTACTCGTAACACCATACGCAGTGATGATACCATCAACCTGTAAACTACCAGACACATAAACTGAAGAGGAGCCTGGTAGTCCTGTCAACTCAATTCGAGCTGCCTTGATCTGGTGTCTAGAACTGTATACTGGCATTATACGGAGCCGCTTAGAGCTGTGTTGGCAATGATTTGACCTGGTTGCTGAGATATGAAGGCGTCCTTCTTAGCTAGGCTACGCACAAAGGCATCAGTTATGATATAGCCTGATAACTGAAGTGTGAAGGTTGTTCGCACAGTGCGGTCACTATCCTGTAATAGGTCAGTAGTGTTGGTGAAGTCATCAATCTTAGTACGAAACTTGAACCTATCAGGCTCACCCCAATAGGCCCCTTCTGAATAGAGGATACCCTCTACCAGTCTATTCATATGATTAACCGAGTCAGTCCATATCAGTACCTCGTAAGTGAGGTCTACGAAGTCTGGAATGATGGTGTTTGTAAATCCTAACGATGGCTTGGAGTTGTTTAGGATGCCAAATTGATCGTATCTGTTACTCTGGTTATACTTGATCTGCTGAGAGTAGTATAGTTGAGGGTAGTTACCGTCAATCTTAGAACCAAGAGTCTTGTTCTTAGTGATCCCAGTGCGGCGGTAAAGTATTAAAGGGACTTGTATTTTACCCTCCTTATCTCGAATGTAGCCATCAGCCTGCATGTTCTTCCACTTCTCAGGAGATCCATAAAGCACTGGCACCTTAATAGTCTGGCCAAACTCACTCACCTCAGGTCGGATCACATTATCGAAGTACCACTTAATGGTATTGTCGATCTCCTTAAGGCCTATAGTTAGCTCCTTGAGCTTGTCCTGATCCCTACGAACCTCATTGGAACGGGGGAAGCGCAGGTTGGGCTTACCTTCAGTGAACTCTGACTGAGATTTAGGTACCCTCTTATCTCTTGCCATTAGGTGCGTGCAATTAACTGTAGCTTAGAAACCCTAGTTAGGTGGGTCTGACAGAGGATTGAGAAGTTCTCACCAAACTCAGGACCTACGTTCTTTGGGTAATCTCCATCCTTACCTACCACAAACTGATTAGTGTTGATGCCATCGATCTCATAGTAGTTTCCCCTGACCTCGATGATGTCACCCTCAAGTGGTACTAAACCAGCCTCTTCTAACATGGGGCGAAGAAACTTAAACATCACCTGCTGACTCTTATCAACCCCAGCTTGGTCTTCAATTGTGGTAGTGGTATCCTGTCGATCAATCAAACACGCAATACGTACTGGGGTATAGTATGCCTTCTGATCGTAGGCCTCTCCATAAAGGTCGACATCACCTTGTGTTTCAGGAAGGTATACCTGGTAGTAGTCTACCTCCTGTTGAATGATGTTGTTTAAGAGCTCCTTGTTTAGGTGCACGAACAAGCTGATGTCTCTACTGCCTCCAAATAGTGCCATCTCACCTAATGTATATGTAAGTGGGTACCTTTCGCAGTTGGTTCTGCATTGCATCGGCTATGGCAGTCTCTTGCTCCATCTGCCCTTGGCGAGTCATTGTCTGCAGCAGCTCTGTAAGCTCAGCTCGTAGATTGACCTTGTCTTCGCGAGCTTGGGTGATCAGATCTTGTCCGTTTAGAGTAACTTCTGCACCCGGAATTGGTACCGTTGCGTACTTGTTACGTACATTACCTAATGTCTCCTTTGCAGAAGCTAAAGCGAAGTGGTATATCCACCTCTGTCCTATATCGTTGATGTTACCAAACTCCATTCTAGAGTAAGGTACATTACTCAAGTCACTAACTGAGCCACTGTTTATTTGAAGTGGGTTATTGCGATCACTCTTTAGCACATACTCAAACCATAATTCAACCTCGCTCTCGGGTATTGGAGATAGTTGTAGTTTATTGTTGCGTAATGTGAAGCTGAAGGATGACTTGCGAATGGCATCGTTCAATTCAATTGCCTGCATCCTCAGTATGTCTGCATACATTGGCATCACCATGAAGCTCACTGCTGGGGAGAATGATCCCCAACCAAATCCATCCAACATTTGCTGGGTTCCCCCTCCGGTTCCTACTTGGGGATCGAAGTAGCGAGAAATCGCAGGAGTTGTATCATGGAACACTCGTTTGATCTCAATGCTAGCACTGGCTTCTTGCGTATCTGCCCATAAAGCATTCAAATCATAACTCGCTGTACCAGGAACCAGGGTGATGTGTCCCTTCTTCCAATCGACATTACCACCGGATCCGGCTTCGGTACCATAATTCTCAGCAATGCTGATTAACCTACCTAGGTTTGGTGAGATTGTTCGATGAGTTAGCTCATTTGAAGTAGAAGTGCCAATCAAAGTGGATATATAGTCCTTGGCATTATACATGTTAACGATGTTGCCAAACTCAGTTATTGCTTCCTCGAAAGCATCATAAAAGTGTACTGCCTGTAATTCTACGTCCGTAACAGGATATCCTAACTTTCGAGCACACCACTTGGCAACCTTATCAGTCGCTACCTGAAAGTCTAAATCATTATCGTAGTACCCAAAGGAGGTGTCTCCAGGGAAAAATGATGAACTACCGGGCCAGATAGGGATGTTTGCCATTTATTTTTACTTAGATGATTGCAACAGTTTCCTTTCCAAATAATCGCTTTTCAAAGTACACTGTCTGTGCCTCTATAAGTAGAGGGCTACCTTGAGATCCAGAGACGGGAAGTTCAATCGTAAATTGAGTTCCTACCGCCGATGAGGTCACTGCAAACACAATATCATCGAGAGCCATCTTATCCTTGAGTTAGTAGTGCTCGGACCGTTATGTTACTAGGTAGAGTTGTTGCTGTATAGCGAATGTAATTACCTACCACATCTGCTGCTGCTGACCATGATAGCCAAGAAGCTCCACCATCGTTTGAGTACTGCCAGGTGCCGCTGGCCGAGGAGGTGATGTCATCATCCAAAACGGAGAACCCATTGGCTACATTCCATAGTTGAATTCGCATGTTGGGTATGTTAGAACCCCAACTAGTAATTTGACGCCAAGCAAATATCCTATTCTGAGCTGAGGAGTTTGTATAAGATGGCTCATAATGAGAGTCCTGCGATCCATCCTCATACGTACACGACACTGAGTACACCTTTCTTGGAATACAGAATTCTCCCATTATCTCAAGCTCAATCATGAATTGGATATAATCTCCCGGGGTAGCACCTGATAAGTCTCCAGAAATGATCTCGGTCCACGCTCCACTGTCATCATCGATCCCCTCTGTTCGATAATAGAAGCGACAGGATTCTGGAGTGTAACCTAAGGTAAACCCACCAGTATATTGGTTAGTTTGTATATAGGCCCGGTACAGCCTCGAGGCATTAGTAGTTGGTAGTTTTGGTGTGTGTATACGTTGATTGGAAGCTTCGGCATAATGGGCATCTGCTCCTATAGGAACAACTGTCAATAGATTTAATCCAGTTGTAATAATGGCTGGCATAGTAAACAGATAACCTCCCTCAGTCCACAGTGTATTAACTGCGGCCGGGAACAGTCCATCTGAGGCGTCGGTGCTGGTGGTAGTTAATTTAGTCCTGTTGTTAATTTGACCAAATAACCGCTCAAATTGTGGGCTGGAAGGGTCATATTGTGCTGCATATGTACCATTTCTACCCGCCAATGTGGTAATTATCAAAAGCCGATCCAAGTTAGATGCATAATCTACTTGGGCCATTGCGTTAGTTGCTAGATTTGTGGTGATTGATCCTGGTGGATTTTCCAACATAAAGTCTGATAACCATCCACTACCAGCATCAACTAATGCTGCTTGATCAGCTCTATACACCCTAGTCGTACTACAAAAATACAAACTAGAAGATCCTGATGCTGGTCCATGTCCAACTGTAAACAATCTTGCATTGTTTACCTGACCTCCAGTTCCTGTAATAGTTTGTGGGGCTGTCTTCAGAATATGGGCACCAACTGCCGCCCCAGCAGTGACTGTTAAAGCCGCTCTTAAGTTTACCTCAACGACGCGTACGTTAGTGGCATTATCTAGATTTAACAAGAAGGCTGAGTGGTCTGTTGTGCTAGTTACATCCTCCATCGCCAATCCCATCGCAATACTCATACACCCAGAGTACACAGTGTGTGTTCCGCTCTGACCACCAGTAGTATTGATCGCTGCACCTCCCAGGGTAGCAGATACAGTGAATGTGTTTGTTGCTAAGGAGGTTGCTGTTACGTAGTAGGTGGTGTTAACTGTCAGGCCAGTTGGCAGAGCTCCCGTAGTACTAAATTGAACCAAATCTCCAGCCACATAGCCATGGCTATTCCTAGTAATTACTCCTGGTGAAGCGATTGTTATTGTGAATGTGCCAGCATCCTTTTCTCTAAGAAGGTAGGATGCTCTTAGATTGTCTGTAGAAGTAGCCTCAACGATCGTTGTACCAGCCAACCCAAATGTACTATAATTCAATCCCTTAATCAGATGGATTCCACCATTATAGAGAGTTGCATTGGTACAGGCTATAGCAATCCTAATCTCTTCAATCACATAAGGAGTGCTGGGGGATAGTGTTACTGGGGCATTTATGGTTAGACTAGTATCACTTGCAATTGCTGTTATCTCATGCCAACTAACTATGGTAGTTGGATCAGTTGATCCAAACCCAATTCTTGCACCAACAGCAATTCGATCAGCCTCGAAAACTGTACTTGCTCCTGTGATCGTTGTGGAGGCACCGGAAGTAGATACTGTTCCAGTTGTGTGATGGGTCACAAGAGCTCGAAGTGCACGTGCAGTTTTAGCACCAGCAAACGTTGTTCCGGATAGTGTAATAAAACCCTTCCAAGTTATTGTGTTAGTGCTTTTTCGGTATTCAAATAATCCTATGTTTCGAGTCGCGGCGGCAGTTGCGTTGGTTGGAGCAAATATCCAGAAAATGTCGGAGGACCACTGATAGACATGTGGACAGAAGAATGAAAATCCAGCTAGTTCAGGCATGTTAAATGCCACAGGAGGATTAACACTGACGTAGTTGTCTGTTGACAGAGAGCCAGAAAACTGCTTGAAAAGTGATCCTAACAACGTCTTAGATGAGTCATACGATCCACTAGCAAGTGATCCAGTAACTCCAGTAAATACATGCTCTACGGCTGCCTTCATGTTGATTGTATATCGATAAATATGTACAGATCTGTTATGTAGGTAGTAGATCCACTAACATAGAATTCTAGCAGATCGTCTACGTTTAATGAAGTTGTCCATCCTACTAAGGTTGTATCAATTGAAGATGAGGGCCCATTCAGACTAGCACTTCCTAGGGTTATACCATCCCTGATAATATGTACGGACGCTGATCCCAAGGTATTACCTAGTAACCTGACCTTCTCAATTGTGGCTGAATAACCTATATGCCTATACCCCTTTGATCCTGCCACAATGAAGGAATCCTCGGTTACTACTCTAGCTCCTATAGTTTGAGTGTTAGTGGAAGCCACTGAGCCACTGAAATATGAGGCTGTTTGAGCAAAGCTTGAACTTAAAGAGTAAGAAGAGCTTGTTGCAACACTAGATGTTGTTGAATAAGAGGAAGAGGTGGAGTAGGAGGCAGACTCAACCGACCCTAGAAGAAACGATGCAGTAGAAGCGAAGCTAGCAAAGCTAGCAGTCTGGGCCATCCTTACAACCAAAGCGTATGAAGCAGTAACAGTGTAGGATGATGACAACGCATATGATGCTGATACCACCTCTCCTGTAAAGTGAGATGCAGTGGCTGCATACGATGCTGAGATTGCCTGACTTGAGTTTACTGTATAGCTGGAACTAAGGCTGTATGAGGCGGTTGTCACAACACCTCCATAATAAGAAGCAGTGGCAGCATTCCCCGCAAAAGAAGAAGATAATGCATTAGAGGCGGAATTAGCCGCCAAAGAAAAGCTGCTAGACGTGCTACGATCAGCGTGAGAAGCACTTATCGCATAAGAAGCGCTAATAACAGATCCTCCATAATAGGAAGCAGTTAAAGCATAACTTGAGCTTGTGGCCGATAGTGCTTGGAAGGCTAGAGAGGAAGTGTTGCTATAAGAACTACTAGTAGCAATACTAGCGCTGCTAGCATAGGATGCACTCAACACATATGAAGAGCTAGTACTAGTCAAACTATAACTGCTACTTAATGCATAGCTGGAGGTGGTGGTGCTAATGTTATCGATCCTATTCGCGAGCGAGGCACTATCTTGATAGTATGAGGAGGTAAATGAATGAAATGAGGAGGTAGTAGTTAGAGAGCTGAGGTCAGCTCCAACTACATTATTGATTCGTTGATCGAATGAGGCGCTATCAACGTAATACGAACTGGTGAATTGGTTAAGTGCTGTTATGTCTGTGGATGATCCTGATATCACCAGGTCGGGATCAGGTGCGAATGAAGGTGTATATTGAACTCCATTTAGTGGTAGATCTCCACTAATATACTCTACTACAACCTTAGTGTAACCTACCTGTGCTTCGGTAGACACAATTCGGAATACCACTGGGATAGATCGAACCGCATACGTCCCTAGGGATGGGTGATCCCATAAGGAGGTTAGCAGCAGTATGCCTGACCACAACTCAACCCATAGATGTCTATCGGTACTTGAGTTGTCTACATTATCAATGTACAACTCAGTTACGTCACTAACTGTTGTGCTATTGAATCTAATGTTACCATTGTTAGGATCGCCTGGGGTTGGATCCTCATTAAAAGTCCATACGTTATTGGCGCGCTGCTCTTGGGCAAGGTTGACCACCTCTGATTGAATACGCCCTAAGTCATTAAGGTAATCCTGCAGATATAAAACGTCCGATATCGGAATTGGCGGATTGTAGCGTAATCCACCACCCCCAGTACCCACAACCACAACAACGGAGTTACTTGGACTTGTAACTGTGATTAACTTATTCGGACTGTCTTGTTGTATAACTGTAGTGTCCGCTGTTCCATATGGAGTACCCCCCTCAAGTACTGTGAGGTTGTTGGATACGTCGTTAATAACAATAACAGGTGCTGCTGTAGGTAAAACTACAGCCTCTACATGACCTGTATCAGGTTGAACAATTGCAACACGCTGATTAACGTCCTCTAGAACTACTTGAGTGGTAGTTTGATTGATGTTAGTGCTATTAGTAGCCATTTCATCTGGTTACTTCCTTACTCAATCTAATCTGACCCTCTAACAATCTAATCACTCTACTTCCGGATTGAATCTCCAAATCATAAACGGCTTGATCAAAGGCTAGGAGAGATGAAGATGTTGCAGATAGATACACACCTATAGAACCTGATGTAGGAGGTGTAGTGCCGTTTGAACCACTGAAGTTTAGACCAGATCCATCTACATCCAGGGAACTAGACAATGCAGCTATAATTGTATTATCCGCAATAGAAGAGCGAATATGCATTCGTCCACTATAGTTAGTTAGATCGATGGGGACATTATCTGAGTCCTTGTACTGTATTTCGAAGTCTAAGGTTGCCCCTTGTTCGATTACAAATGAGTATTTTCCTGCTGCCATGTTAGGTTATTGTGAATAAGGTATAAGTTCCGATCATATCTACATCGCGCGTGACGGTTGTACAATCCAGGTATAGAGAAGCGCTAACACTTGGTAGAAACTGTAAGTCAAATGCTGCAAACTCCATTTCGGCCCCAACCACTGTAGTGATATTATTGGTGTCGGATATAGAGTAATTGTCTGGAGTGTAGACACCAGGGTTCAGTAGGTCATCAGCCCAACTACACAATAAAGTACCGGCTCTGGTCACACCTCTAGAGTTTATTAGAGTATAATTGCACGTAAAACCAATAACACGAGTAGCTCCGGATATATCAAACTCAACAATCTTCTCGCGGTTAAGTGCTCGAACAGGGCGTTGGAGAGTCACTATCTGAGCCTTTGATGAAATCCCCACTACACTGCTATTATCCCTATCAATTAAGGCATAACCTGAATTCGCAGTGAATACCCCAGCAGTACTAGTGATACTATGTAAAGTTAGTTGGTTTTGATCTAGATAGTCTAATCTACTGACCGCAGCTAGATTACCATTATCACCCTTGTACTGAAGCTGGTATATCGCACCAGCCGCTTGAGTGGTAAGTGAATAGGAGGCCGTAGCTGCTAGTGATGCTGTTGCAGCATAGGAGGCCGACGCTACACTTCCTGACAGATATGAGGCAGTCGCGGCCCATGATGATGATAATATACTATTGCTACCATGAGGGCCCCAAACATTTGACGCGGTTACAAACGAGGCTGTAGCTGCAAAGGATGTAGATACTATTGATCCTGAGAAGTAAGAGGCTGTTAGAGCGTACGATGACGATAGGGCATAGGAAGCTGAAATAACCACTCCAGCAAAGAAGGATGCAGTTAGTGCGTATGAAGCACTTAATGCGTAGGAGGCAGATTCTACACTTCCTAGTAACAAGCTAGCAGTTGCTGCATATGACGCAGATTCTACACTTCCTAGTAGTAGAGAGGCAGTAGCAGCGTAGGAGCTACTGGTACTAAGGCTAGAGCTTAGGGCATAGGAGCTACTAACCGTGTAGCTTGCAGTCTGGGCCCATGATGCTGAGATTACGCTATTGGGGCCATATGGGCCCCAAACTCCGGATGCGGTAATGTAGGATGCGGTCACAACATTCTGAGCCCAAGAGGCAGTACCGTACAGTGATCCAGTAAAGATACCATCAAAGTTACCAGAGCCAGTTCCGTTGAATGAGCCAGTTAGTGATCCCGTCAAGTTGGCGTAGTTGGCCACCAACGAGCCAGAGATGATAGCCGATCCTGTAATTTGCTGTATCCCCTGTATGTACACCGATCCACTTGTGGTGGATGATCCTGTCAGGTACATCAACCCAATGTTGAACTGTGAGCCAGTAACATAAAAGCTACCAGTTACCGAACTAACTCCAATCACATTCTGACTGCCAGAAACTACTCCAGATCCGGTTACTGAGCTGAGACCTATTACGCTCAGGCTTCCGGAAACTACTCCAGATCCAGTCACTGAGCTAATTCCAATCACACTTAGGCTGCTGGAAATGATCATTGAGCCGGTCACCTGACCTCCCCCTATCAACTGCCAAGATCCGGTTATGTTGTTGGATCCGGTCACCAAGCTGACTCCAATTACGTTAAGGCTACTAGATACGATAGCCGATCCGGTAATCCTTATTAGTCCTATAGAGGCATTAAGTAGGTCGTGTCGTGAGCTATTACTCAGACCATCTCCTACAACAAATAGATCGCTATTGTTGAGATCTAGGTTGTACTGGCCGACTGCAAGCTGACCATTCTTGTATGCAATGGTATGTAGTCCCTCTGCGTGGGAGTACTCTCCAAACGCTATTGAGGACGATCCCTCAGCGTGTGAGTGTATGCCAGAAGCTGTTGTGTATATCCCCTCCGAGTGGGCTCCGCCGGCTGCTGTGGTGCGAGTTCCCTCAGCATGGGAATAATCTCCTAGGGCTATAGTACTCTCTCCCTCTGCGTGTGCACCGACACCGACGACGTAACTACCTACACCCTCAGCATGAGCATAGTCCCCAGATGCGGTTGTAAAGATACCCTCAGTATGAGAGGCTTGACCTAGTGCTTGTGTAAGTATACCCTCAGCGTGTGAGACAAGGCCATTTGATATACTTCCACTACCTTCGGCGTGTGAACCATCTCCATTAGCCTCACTTCGGAGGCCTTCCGCGTGAGATCCGAGTCCCGCAGCGAGTGATCTAATACCCTCTGCGTGTGACGCTCCACCAATGGCAATTGACCCACTACCTTCAGCATGGTCGGCAGGAGCGTCGGCTACGGTACTAATGCCCTCTGTATGAGAATAGTCAGCTGAGGCAGTTGTGTATAAGCCCTCACTATGCGCTCCAATTCCGAAGGCGATGGTGTTAGCACCCTCCGCATGGGCCCAATATCCGGTGGCTTTGGTTTGGTAACCTTCTGCGTGACTGTAGTCGGCTGAGGCTGAAGTTTCAAAACCCTCAGTGTGAGAGCCTTGCCCGCTGGCCTTGGTATGATTGCCTTCAGCGTGAGAGAAGCTACCCTCAGCCTTAGTTAAACTACCTTCTGCGTGGGAGGCAATTCCAGCAGACAAACTACCACTACCTTCTGCATGAGAGTACAACTTCCTTGCAAGGGTGTAGTATCCTTCTGAGTGAGCTCCTTGATCGACAGCTCTGGTGCTAACTCCCTCTGAGTGAAACGATTGAGATTCAGCGTAATTCTGGATACTTAACACACCCTCCACATCAACACCTGAGGCAGTTGTGAACAAGGCAGGATCTGCAATCCACCTATCTAAATCAACAATGTTACCAAGGAAGATAGATTCACCAGGGACTTCCAATACCTGCACAAGGGTACCCACTCCAGGAGTGAAAGTAGAATACGCTATCGTGTACGTGCGTGTTCCTATGGGAAGGCCACCGCCACTATAGAAGAACCCATGTAATGCATTTCCCGGTGTAAATAAGGCACTAACATCAACAATTGGACTTCCGACTGGGGGAATTAACCAAGAGCCTGTTTGAGCGAAGGGATCGGAACCCTGCAACGAGGCGTTCATGCCCAGGAATCCAGCTGCAGTTGCAACTCCTTCGGCGTGGGCGGCGCATCCGGCCGCAATTGTTCTGATGCCCCTAGTACTTCCTGCAATTGCAACAGTCTCAGTTCCCTCGGCGTGAGATACAAACCTAGGGCTGTTTAGCGCCCTCGCTTGAGATCGATACCCCTCAGCGTGAGAGTATGCTCCAGAAGCGACAGTCTGATAACCCTCAGCATGAGACCCTGTACCGTACGCAACTGATCCAGATCCCTCAACATGAGAAAGCTGACCTATAGCTAGGTTATCGGCTCCCTCAGCGTGTGAGTACTCACCAAGAGCTGTATTTTCAAATCCCTCGGCGTGAGATCCTATACCCCAAGCCCTTGTTCGTTTACCCTCAGCGTGAGACCAACCTCCTGCAGCATGGGTATCATTACCTTCTGCGTGAGAGTAGTAGGATAGTGCAATTGTATTTGCTCCCTCAGAGTGTGCATAGTTACCCTCGAAGGTTGGCTGCCCTGATCCACTTATACCCCTTATTAGCTGATCAGCACCTGCAGGTGCTGATTGGTGGGCAATACCAATAAACCCATAAATTAGTGTGAGTGCACTTTCAACAGGATATAATATGGTGTTAACACCATCGAAGCTGCAACTGGAGATGACTGTACCGTAATAGGGGAATCTACTATAGAACTGATCGTCTACCACCACATATCTCACTCCTGCAAATACTGCCGTCAGGTCACCATATGATGCATCTAGTGACCAAGCGTTGTCTGCTACTCCATTTGAGCCGGTAAGTTGGGACGTGTATCCATACTGACCTGTCCATGTATTCCAACCTTGGGCGTGACTCCAGTAGCCTATTGCATTGTTGTTAACCCCCTGTTGAAAACTCTCTGTGTTGTACTCGTAAGTAAACCACTCCCTACCTTCAAAGAAACCTCCACTGTTGAATTGTACTGAAGTCTCTGGAGGTGATGCCGCGGCTCCGTAAGGTGGGACATAGGAAGCAGTAACCGAGAATAGAGCCCATGAAGACGATATAACACTATTAGAGCCATAAGGTCCATATACATTAGAGCCAGTAACAAATGACGCAGTCAAAGCGTTGATTGGTACTAGTGACTCTAGATTGAGAGTAAACTGAGTACCGTCCCCCTTTGAAAATGAAAGGAATGGATTGAGAAATGATGCTGTGATCAGGAATGATCCAGTATCAATTGAGCTTGATAACGATCCCGTTAGTGAGGGGATGTCATCGACTGTTAGGACATAGGCAAGCCCAACCCCACCGGCTTTGGATACGTACTCAGGCATTGATTAGGCTATTGGCAATCACTGCCTATAAGTAGACTTGGAGATTAGATATCCCTAAACTCACTGTACACTTTCAGTACAGGCTCCACGATCTCATGGCGGTGATTAGTCTTCAGAGTTACCACTTTCACTCCTGGCACATTTTCCTCAAGGCGAATAAAGAAGCTAATGCCAGACTCCTTTTTACTCTTGAGGTCTATTTGGGCTAGATCACCACAGAACACCATCTTACTCCCCTTACCCAATCGGCCAATCATCATCTCAGTCTGAGTGTGGGTGATATTCTGACATTCATCAACAAGTACAAAGGCGTTAACAAATGTGCGACCTCTCATAAAAGCAAAAGGTACAATTTCAATGTCCCCTTCAGCCACCAACTTATCAATGGCCTCTCTTCCATATAGGGTGTGAAGGTTAGCATAAATTGGAGCCAGCCACGGATCCATCTTATCCTTCATGTCTCCGGGTAGGAATCCAATATCCTCTTTGGATACTGTTGGTCGAGTGATTACGATCTTCTCAACTTGGCGCTTGAAGAACATATCTAAAGCCACTTGACAAGCACACATCGACTTGCCGCTGCCAGCGTACCCCTTTAAGAGTACTACTGGATTGTCATATATGATGGTCTTTGCGTGTTTTTGCTCTTCGTTGAGTTCAACTCGAAACTTGACTGGATTCTTTGGCTTTCTCTTGTCTAGATTACTCAACTTCCCACTCTGCTGATCCATCAAAACCATTGTTCGTTTAACGATACATCTGTCTCCTATACATAGCTCCCACAAAGGGAAAGCCCCACTTTCGTGGGGCCTTCCGCTTAGATTAGGACTCTACCTTAGATAGTGTTCAAGTCTGCTACTTGTACGCGCCCATAAAACTCGGGCCTCGTGACAACTTTCGCATACCTGGTCATTACCCCCCTACGTGGGATGAAGTTCTTAGGATCGTACACAAGTGGGGTCAACATCAAGGGAATGTATGGAGCGTATACCGCACCAGTCTCCAAGAATTGAGATCCACGGAAGCCCATCAGCATGGTATTCTCCTGCATGTAAGGGTTCTTCCACACCTTGTAGCGGCTGCTCATCTGGCCGACCTTCTGCACACCCATTGCGTACTTGGTCTTGTCACCATCGGTGTCAGCTGCATATCCTGGAATTGATTCCATGATAGTAGACACGTCTGGAGAGCAGCAGAGGAAGTTTGCACCACCACGCAAAGTCTTGGCGTGGATCTGGTTGCTCACCTTCTGAAGCTTGGTACCTAGAGTAGCGAACCAAGTTCCTTGGATGTAAGCCTGTCCGTTGAACTGGCTAGCAGCGAAGGTTGATCCGTTCCACTCTTGTCCCACTTTAGCTGACCAGTATTCCACCGATGCAGCTGCTTGGATAAGCATGTCGATGTTTTCCAAGTCAACTTCCATTGACACGTACTCAGATAGCATTGAGGTCAACTCACCTTCTGCGTCAACAGAGTGGTAAGCGTTCAAGTCCTGAGCGAATTCTGGTGTCCAGCTTGCCTTCAACTTACGAGTCTTAGCAGTCACTGGGATCGAGCGCATTTGCAGTTCGATCTCTGGGATGTTCAGGTCAGTGTCTAGGTTGTTTGACACATCGGTTGTACGAGGTGTTGCAACTTCGAAGTCACCACGAGCATCGTTGGTTGGCATGAACGAGTAGCTAACCGGAGCTGTTGCAGTAGCACCACCGAAGGTACCAACAAGAGCAGAGGCAGTTACAATGAACGATGCAGTACCAGCTGTCCAGGTAGTAAACGCTGGGTAGTAGTGTGTTCCAGCTGTAAGTGCTGTTGATCCAGATAGAGGGATGAAGGCACGTACTGCAGTTGCATCAGCACCTGCTGGCAGAGCGTAGTTAACCTTCTTGTACTGAGCGATCGACGCTGTGTAGTTACCATCGTAGTACACGTCAGCTACGGTCACCGATCCAGTAGAAATTGCTACTGTAGCAGCTGCGTATGGGATCGAGTAGCCGAAGCGACCTGCTCCATACAGACCATCAGTTGGTGCGCCTGAAGCTGAAGTGATACCTTGAAGAGTACCAGTCTGGTTCTTACCAACAGGTGAGAAACCGAACGGACGCTTGTCGTTACCGTACTTGAAGTCCAGATAGAAAATCAGACCCGAAGGCAGATTCATTGGCTGGACACTCATAAACTCCTTTGAGGAGATTTCAGCGAACACACGACGGATCAGTGGCAGAGCCACACCAGTCCACTGTTCAAAGCCGGAGCCACCGGTAGTACCACCTCCAGCGGAGTTGGCAGAGCCTTCTTTTACAAGCTGGCGTGCTTGGTTCTCTAGGAGGATGGCCACTGTTGAACGCTCATTTGCGCTCTTCAGGTCATCCAACAGGCCGGTCCTCGACCATTTGGCAATCAACGGCTTCACTTCTTCAGCGCGGTTGATTGTACCCATGTTCTCAAAAAGATTCATGTTGTTGGGGTTTAGTGTTTGTTAAAGTTCATCAACTCCTTGAAGCGATTGAATTGAGTATTGCTCTCGGCAATAATCGCAGTCTTCTTCTGTGGTGCAGAAGCAAGACCTTCATTCATCTTCTTCTTAATTACTGGCTTCGCTACTGTCTTCTTTGTACCAACAGACTCTACCAGGGTTGTATAGATCAGCTTAGCTTCACGTACAGTCTTTGCACGATCGAAGGTTTCGATGATCCTCACCTTTTGTGCTTCGGTCAGCTCACCCTTCTTGAACAGCTTGCTAACAAATAGCAGCTTTGCATTCAGTAGGTTAACTTCATTTAGCTTGGAACGAAGGAACTTGATAACGCCATATGCTTCTTGAAGTTCGGCTTTAGCTACCTTAGCTTCTTCCATCTTGTCTTCATCATCAGCATCATTGTCATCTTCTTCCTTAAGAGCGGAGATGATCTCATCGAGATTAACTTCTTCTTCCTCCTCAGGCGCATCATCAGCATCTTCGTCAGCTGACTCAGCCAATTCATCTGCAGGAGCCTCGGCACCAGGTTCAGCCATCTCAGCTTCATCTTCACCCTCTAGTTCACGTAGCAATTCGGCTAGTTCCTCATCGGACACTTCTTCACCTTCTTCGCCAGCAAACTCATCTTCACCGCCCATATCCTCTTCGCCTTCGGCTGGAGGTGGAGGAGGTGGCATTTCATCACCTTCTGCAGGAGGAGCTTCTGCTTCAGGGGCTGGAGGTACTTCGTCTGCACCTTCCATATCATCTTCGTCACCGTCTTCGCTTTCGCCCACAATACCTGCAAGTGAGCGCATCCTCGCTGCCTCTTCCATGTCACCTTCCATTTCGGTTGGTGCCACTTCTTCAGGCTCTTCTTCAGTCGGTAGTTCATCAAGCTCTTCTTTGATCTTGTGAGACAACATGGACTGAAGCTTTGGTGCAAATGCCTCTTCTAGAGTGGCTTTTGCATTAGCAAGGGCTGTCTCACGCACGGCTTTAGCGTCGGCGATCGCATCCTTCAATAGCTTATTCATCGTAAGTCTTTTGAGTTAAACTCTGTGGCTATTAGAGCCACAACCCTAATCTAGTTGGGGGACACCACATGCAAGCGGCGTATTCTGCCATAAGTATAGCAGTGCAGTTCAAAAGCGAAAATTATCGCTTGTCTCGAAAGAATTTTTTTGCTAAGGTAGTAGTATTTTCAACTAGATCCTCAAAGTTGACAAAGATGTCTACCTGATCAGGTTGAACTGTTACTTCTAGACCGTCCTTGGTCACCTTCTTAACCAACCCGATGTTGTTAGTAAACTCTGCCTTGTTGTATTTGCGGGCTCGATTGTGATCGAACTTAATGGTTAGATCGTTAGGATCTGCAGCGGGAGCTTCACCCTCTGCACCATCCTCTCCTTCTGCTGGGGCATCTTCTGTAGGTGGATCCTCATCTTTAGCTGCCTCTGGTAGATCGAGCTTTAGAATATCAGTCTCTAGTATTCTACTCACCAGACGGCCTAGGGAGTTAGATTTGTTCTTGCTCATCTGCGTTCTTGATTTCGTAGTACCTCGATAGACCGCTACCAATTTCCTCGTACAAAGACTCAAGTCGTTGCTGCAGCTTGGCTACCTCTCTTAGAGTGCGCTGGAATTGTTCGTTGTTGGAACGAAGGCCTTTCATGTTACGCTTAACAGTAACTTCATCGAACCACTCATCACTCTCTTGTAGAGCAATCCTCTCAGCTTTCTCCACTAGGTTGTTGATCGCTTCAGCTGCTTCCTGCAGACCTTGTGTGCGATAGACAGCACGGCCGTACTCATTGAACTTGGAAACCTGCTCTAGGAAGGCAGCTTTTTCATTCAACTCAACTTTCTGATCTAAATTCTCTTTGATTTGCTTAAGCTTCATGTTGCTTGCTGTATTACATTACTGAGATGATGTCGTTGATTAGACTATCGATCACACTATACCTTCCCTTGGTAGTTGTACCCTTAACGGATTCATTAAGCTGGGGGTTCATAAACGCACCCTGGGTTGAAGGATTGCTTACTAGGTCCCAACACACAATATCGAAGTCATCTTCCACCTCCACCTTACCCTCTCCTAGATTCTTAACCGAACCCATACCACGTGAGCTCAAACCTACACGTAGGCCAGCCTTCAATAGTTCCTTGGCAATGTTACCGGAGGGAGTTCCTAGGATCTCCATCTTGCACATTAGATTATTACCCTCCCACCACAAGTCTAGCATGTTGTGAGATACGTTGCCTAGGTTGACAACCTCGGATTCTGGGTGATCTAATTCACCCATTGCCCTACGCTCTGCAATGAATATCTTCTTGTATCGATCACAGGTCTCTTTGAGAACCTCGAACGGATACCTACGTTGGTTTTGATTGAACGACTCAGCCCTCTGGGCAATACCAGTCACGATCAATTTGCCGTCATTGCGGTTGATTGACTCGTTGATCTGAGCTGGACTCATTTCGAGTGAGCCTATGTAGTCGACTAGGAGTTCCTTTGCCATTACTTCAGTGCGTTGATTATGTTCTGAGTCAGAACCTCATCCTTTTGGAGTAGATTACCTAGATAAACCTCCTGGTTAACGTCTTGGTAAGTTAAGTCACCCTTATTGTAGTCTATTGCGATCGGTTCTCCATTAACATACACATCGAACTCATATTGATCAGAGCCTGACTGTCTAGCACTGATGTCCTCCAGCTGAACACTAATACCAGCCCTATTAAGGGCTTGCAGTAGCTTGTTCTTAACCGAAGACTCAGCTAGCTCTTTGAGATTGGCCAGCTTTCTAGCTTTCATCCTAACCTCGCTGATTCGCTTATCAATCCTGAGGATGGCCTCGTTGGTCTTCTTCCAGTAAGCGGAGTTATCAACAGAAGACTCCAACTTGAGTTTCAAACTGTGATCAAGAGCTCTTGACACCTCCCTCAAAACCTTACTGACTTCTAGGATCTTGCGATTGATCTTCTCAACCTCAGTCATACTATCGTCCTGTTTGAAGTCTTGATAGTTAGCCTCTTCTAGCTTGATGAAGTGCTTCTTCTTCTTAGCAGGTTTGATTATAAACGCCTTATCTGCGCCAGTAGCTTTTGCACTACCTTCTGCATTAGTGTCCTTGGTAAATGCTGCAGGAGTGGCAAAGCCACCAACACCTGCGGTAGTTGATCCCTCCTTCTTCAATTTCTTGATGAAGCGACGAATCTCACTTATGTCAAACTTAGTTAGCATTCTTCAACTCCTTAAGTAGCTCGTAATACAACAGCAGAGAGAGTACGTGACTCTCCTTGATTGTCTTGATCTTCTGATACTTGCCCAGTAGCTTACCAACCTCAGTTAGTTTGATAGCCACCACCTTGTCCTTTATCTTAGGCACAAAAGCAGTTATCCTCTCCTGCAGCAGCTGTGCTTCCTTAACTACGAAGGTTTTGAGAGTAGTTGTGTTTGAGATATTGTTGATGTACTCTCGTAGAATACTCTTCTGCTTTACGGAGAGGCCTGCATACTTGCTGTTGAACTTGTCTAGCATCAACTTGTATGCTAGTAGTCGAACATCCTCATCTTGCTTCAAATAACCCTCCACAGGAGAGGTAGCCTCTGAAACCACACCACTCTTTCTTGTCAAGTGCTCGATGATTGTGAAGCGGCTATTAACCACCTCGGCTGCATGGGCAATTGAAGCACCCTCAAATACCCTATACACAGAAGCGCATAGCTTGTAGTTGCTTAGGGGGGTCTTGAAGAATTGAATCAGATCGTAGTGCTTCTTGATCTCACTGATCAAGGTGTACTTGCATTGACGAAGCTCAACTAAGTCTAGTTTGCGACGTAATTTGAGTACAGTATTGACTAGGTAGTCTGCACGATCAGCATGTGCAAACTTCTCTTGCAGTAGAGTATTATACAGTGTCAACTCCTTAGCGAGTGTACTACCTGCCTTGAAGTGATTCTTGATAATCTGCAGGGATGGTGAAGACTCAACACCGCGGATGGTATCCGAAGCAACCTGTCGAGTTAGTAGCTCGAACAGGATTGCCGTGTTCTTGAATTTAGAGTGGGTTGATTTCTTCATCTAGTAATAAGTATGGGATCTGTACTCATTCCTCCGGTAAAAGGTTCTTCTCATCCAACATTGTTGCATCATCTGAGCCTTCAGACTCCTGCTTGAAGGTCTCTTTGATTGCAAATGCCTTTGTCATGCCTTTGAGTGTAGACTTGTACTTGATTGAGGGGGCACTCTCATACACCTTTCTGTTGCCTTTATTCCCTAGTGGATCCCATCCTAGTGGATGAGCGTGTGTACCATAGGTACCAGGCTCCTCAGGTCGACCTGATCCGGGCCATCCACCTTGTGGAGGTTGCTCTCGCTCATCGTATCCTTTTGGTACTCTATCTCGATCAGCACCACCTCCCTTATACAGGGTAGCTAGATCGTGGGGTGTACCAAACGACTGTTTGGTCTTCTCCGGATCGTTACCTTCAGTTTTGATTTGCTCAATGCGGAACTGAGCCTTTGCATCAGAAACAATCTTATTCTGCTCCTCTAGGTACTCCTCCTCATGCATCTTAAACACCTCCCTGTATATCCAGTAGCGACTGAATAGCTTCTTCTCTAGCATATCTCCAGCCAGGGTGACCTTACTCTGCCACAACTCGATCTTCTCCTTTTCATATACCGTTGAAGGTGCGGTGAGGGCAAGGCTGAAGTCTACGAGGTCTTCGTCCTGAAATCCCTGAGCGTAGAGGTGTACGACCGCAATCTTGTATAGCTCTGAAGCAATGATTCGCTGGATTCGCTCTACTGTTCTAGCAAAGCGGAAATCTTGGGATGCAAGTGTGCTCTTGCCAGAAGTATCCTCTTCGTAGCCAATGTAGGCCTTAGGTATCTTAAGGGATGCCAACATTCTATTTCTCAGATACTCAATGTCTTCAATAGCATCTGACTGTAGGCCTGAAATGTTCTCGATTGTAGTACCACTCTCCGCACCACGTTGAGGCATGTAGAAATCCTCCAAGATGTTCTGCATGTTGTACTTTAGGTTGTAGTCCCCTGTGACAGGGTCAACATAAGGTACCTTCTTCATCTTAGTGATAACACTCTCCATGTAAGCATCCACCTCGTTGGGTGGAATGTTACCGATGTCAATCTTGAATAGTCTCTTATCAGGAGCTCGCATGATCCTGTGGATCAACATAGCATCCTCCATCAAAGTCAACTGCTTCCACACCTTCCTTGCTGGCTCTACTAACGAACGGCCGTAGGGAAGGAAGTTAGTGTCGGTTAGCAGACGAAAGTGAGCAATCTCATAATTCTCAAACTCCTCCATGTTAGTTGAAGCTGAGCTTATGGAGTACTTGGATGATGTCGATGTGATGTCCCGGCGGAAACGCACTCGTTCCGGGTTCTGAGGATCGAAGGCCTCTTCTCGAATCATCTCATAGGCTGAGATAGGTTCGACTCCTATCACACCATACTTCTCAGCCACATTCAGTTTGAGGAAGAAGTCACCGTACTTGAGGGTATTACGGATCCAAGGCCATAGGTTGAACTCAACGTTGAGGATATCGTAGAATAGGTTATGCAGAACCTTATGTACCTTTTCGTTGGTGGTTGAGATGGAGATTACATCACCGAACTCATTTTGAACAGTACACTCGTCAGCATAGATGTCAAGCGCAGAAGCAATGATACTATCAGTATCCATTGCTTCATAGTCCTTGAACAACTCCAACCTGGTGTAGAGTTGAATCTGGCCGGCGTGTTGAGAAAAGGCAGGTTGGGTGGCAAACAATCTAGAGAACCTATCAATGCGCCTGTTAGTCTTGATGTTACCATCCGCCTGGATGTGTGCTGTATCTAGTACTTTAAGTTGTTGCCCTCCGACATTTCGGATGATAACATCAGTACTAAATAATCGCTTAAGTCGACCAAAAAGAGAAGGATCCGCCATCAGACGTTATTTGATATAGGTAGTCACAGAAGCCAATTAAGATCCTCATTCTGCCCAGATGGTGTGTGCATCTGCCACGGATTGCTGTCCATTGTAGGCCTATATGCACCAACGGTAGATCTAATACCCTGTACAGCGGCTCTGTTCAACTCAATCCCTGCCTGCCTTAATTTTAGAGCTGTGTCTCGAACCCACAATCCTTGTGCAAAACTCATTACCATGTCGTCATTGTACCCTGAAGCTGCTTCAGGTCTTCCATTGCGGTAGATGAAGGTGTACAGCTCATCTAGCAACCTCTTATCCCGTATAATGCAGCTATTCTCCCTCATGTACAGCTCTAATCTACTGATTGCTAGGGGTCGAATTTTATGAGACATCGTAAAGCCAGCAACTAATCCAGCTCGACTAGATAGGTCGTGACCTCTCATCAAGTATCGATCGGAATCTAGAGCATCATCACGCTGGGTGTAGTATAGATTCCTGTAACCTCGCTCAATCACCTGTTGAATGGTTGCCCATCCAATGTTAGCGTTTTCAATAGAGAGCATAGCATCTGCATACTGTGTTGCTACTGCTACTAGCATATTGCCGAAATCACGTGTAGTTGGTTGTCCTTTATAGGAAGCCACCTGTGCTGCACTCTCGACTTCAATCACGTGGAATGCAGAGTAGTCAGTGGCATCACCACGTGCTACGTCAGCTGACACAATGTAGTTCTTACTGTAGTCTGGTCTCTCCCACACCCACATATTACCATCGAAACCGGTCTTCTCAATTGGTTCCTTTTCGTAGGTCTTGACGTAGTGTGTAATGATCTCCGGAGCAACAACCGTGTTACCAGAGGTTGAGAATGAACAATCGCACTCCTGAGCTGCTAGGCGGATACCAAGCTCCTGATCTTGTCGTTTTCTCCACTCAATATCCCTCTCCGGGTGCACTGTCCATGGTAGTCGAATGGTCTTGTAGGGCTTATCAAACTCATTGTTCTCAGCTTTGATCCAAGTCTTGTGGAAGAAGTTTCCAACACCATTTGGGGTCTGGTGACCTAGGATGCTATTGTATATGATAGAGTGACACCAGAAGTCATTAGGATCATGTGGTAATGAGAAGTCAAAGGTCTCTGCGTGCCCTTGCTCTATTGAGGTTATAGCAGTCCAGGATATGTGTGCATCCACAATCCTATCCCAATAATCTTGATCAAGATGATCCCTAAACGCCTCATAAGCAACCAACACTCGCTGCTTACTTATATTGTCTGTTTTGTAAGAGGTCCTCCTGTTGAGGTATGGATTGACAGAATAACCTACTATATCTGAAATCTCCTTGCTAGTTAGTTGGGTAGCCTGCTGTATTTGCTGATATAACCTAATGGAGTGGGGAACTGTATCCTTGCTATTTGCACGGAGAGATTTTGTTATCCGATTTGCAACGAAGGCCTTCCTACTCAAATTAAAGGAGACCTTACTCGCAAACAAGGCTGCATTTCGATCGTTGATTTCTAACCTATAAGAGGGATGATTGAACTTATAGGAAAAGCCATCATATTGATTTAACTGATCGACCGCTCTGACTACGAGCTCTGATAGTATACCAAAGTTGGTGAGTATTACTCTAATCTGAGAAGCCAGCTGTTGTGAGGAGGTAGTCAGACCAACCCTATTTACTGCACCCTTTTGATATGCATAGCCATCCCCATCAAAAATACCTCTAAGCAGCTGCACTATGTTAGCCCGAGACATCTTAAGCAACCTATTCGGTATTCTCTTTTGATGAGCCTTGAGTGATAAATCAAATCCCACATGCTCAAATAATTCAATCAGATTCTTAGCACTTACAGTATATCTAAGCCTATCCGAATCCAAATAAAAAGGCAGTCCTAACTGCTCAAATGTAGAAGACAAATCATCTCCACATGTTATGGTTATGCTACCGCCGACAAGATGACCCTGCTTCCCATAGATCTTGTAGGCACTACCCTCTGAGATATACAATCCAAATAGATAAGCCAGTGTAGGCGTAATGCTAGTAAATTGATAAGGTCTCTTTGTTTTGTTTGATGTTGATGGAGTAAAGGTACTAAGGTCATCATTACTACCCCACACCTCTTGACCGCTATATGTAGCCACGTGATCTCCTACCTCAAGCTGCTCCAGCTTATACCAGTCATACACACCTCGCTTACATGCCCACAACTTGTGATTATAGCTGCCCTCTAGTTGTGAGTATTTTGTGTGAACTTTCTTAGTGTCAACCTCTCCGTTGTTCTTAAATAAGTTGCCAGTCCTAAGCCCACCCTTACCATAAATGTGATATTGATCTATTTTGTATCCTCCAGTTTGTTGAGAATCTACAAACTCAGCTACCTCAGCAATACCCTCTGTGGTGAAAACCATGGTGTCCTTGGTTACACAAGATAGTATGATGCCTTGACCGCCGGTTGAGAGGGTCTGCTGCAAGGATGCCCACAGCTCCTCGGCTCCTTCAACGAATGCAGCTTCATCAACGATTACTAGTGATAGGGCTTCCGATCGACCTGATGTACCTGTACTAGCTACGGCCTTGATTTGAGAGCCATTAGTTAGTCGGATTGACAGCTTATTGCTCTCTGTCGCTTTGATCCTCAACCAACTAGGAATGTTGTCGTACATCACCCTAACCTTGGTTACGAGGTTCTTGGAGGTGTTTTGATCAATAGCAACAACCAGACAGTTCTTATCGCTGTGGAACAGGATCAACCACAAAGCATAGCCTGCAATCAGGGTAGATATACCCAACTGACGAGACTTCAGAATTACTAGCCTGTCGTGTATAGCAAACTGCTCTAAAGTGTCTTGTTGGAATGGATAGAGTTGAAATGGTACCTTACCCTTTGTGGGGTGTTGGATCATACAATACTTGATCATGAAGTACGAAGGTGACTTAGCACACTTAACGTACTCTCTCTTAATGACCTCCTTTAGACTAGTAGGATCTGCTGACATGCTACTTAATTAGTAGCGCGGCAACTAATACTGCACCAACTGTTATAGTACCAACTTTGAGTTGAAATCGAAGCTTCTTGTTGTCACTAGTTAGATCTGCAATGATGATCTCCTTAACCTTATCCTTTTCCTCAAAGGTACCAATCTGCTTGAGGAAGGTTGAATTCTTGTGTTGATAGACTTGATTGCTACTATCCAGCAAAGCACACTTAGCTTCGGTTTGGATCAGTAGTGTTTGGGTTGCTTCGAGTTCAGCTTTGGCCGAATCCCCCCTAACCAAGTCAACTGCGATCGCCTTTGCTACTGGGGGCGTGAAGCAGATCTTATCGCCCGTACCGGGCTGTGAAAAAGCTATCGAGCTCAGTAGTAGACATAGCAGAAATGCTCCTAATCTTAGTTTCATAGTATCTCTTGATATCGGCGATGTGCTGCTTGGATGCAGCAATCTCTACCTCTTTGGCATCAATTTGATCTCTATACTTAACTAGGGCGCTGTCCAAAATAACCTGCTTTTTTGCCAAGCTGTCTAATTGGTGATCGAGCTTTTCAATCTCCTGTCGAGCTTGCTGCAGATCACCTTGAGGAGTAGGATGTGTCCACATATAATACCCTGCTGCTAGTGCTAACACCAACGCTACAAATACTATTGTATTGACTCCCCTCTCCTTCATTACTAGTGAACTGAGTTGTTACGAACGCTCTTCAGGATGGTCAGCTTCTGCTCGCTGTTGAAGCCCCACGCTTGAATCAAAGAGGTCAAAGCCTCCGC